TCCGCAGCGGGTCCTAATTCTACTATGAATTTAACAGCATCAACCCTTCAATATTTTAATACAAGTTCTTTATATTGGGTAAAAATAACTAATAATACTAATAGTAGTCTTACAGTTAATGTAGTTAACCTCCCTTCTACTATATCAGGTTTTCGTATTATCTCAGAAACTGGATCAGTACAAGCTAATTCACCTTATTGGACTACTGGATCTATTGGAAATCTTGTATTAACTTCATCTAATGATATAGCAAAAGCTTATCAATATTATGCACAAGTTCCAGTTACTGGAAGTGGATTTGATAATCCTCAACCTTTAAATATTTTACCTTATGATGAAATGAGATTTGAAGGAAATGAAGCAAAAATAGCTACTATTTTATCTAGTTCATTTGATGGATCTAATGCAAATACACCATTATTATATTTACATTTACAAGCACCTTTTGATTTTACTTCAGTAGATATAGATTATTTTGCAATAAGAAGATGGGTTCCTTCAATAGATAATATAATAATTAACACACCAGGTACAATAATGGGGTCAGGATTTATATTACCAAAATATCCATCTCCAACTCTTAAGGCAAACTTGCCATCAATAATTGAAAACCTAACAAATAAAAATTTAGTTTAACATATTTATAATAAAATACACAAAAAAATGGGATATTTAAATAACAGCGTAGTAACAGTAGACGCAATTTTAACTGATACAGGCCGTCAATTGCTAGCTCAAAACGATGGTCTATTTAGAATCACTCAATTTGCTTTAGCAGATGACGAAATCGATTATACTTTGTATAATCCAACACACCCTTCAGGTTCTGCTTATTATGGCCAGGCAATTGATAACATGCCTTTATTAGAGGCATTTCCTCAATCAACACAGGTAATGAAGTATAAACTTACAACTTTACCTCGTGGTACAGCTAAAATGCCAATCTTGGATTTAGGTTATACTTCGATTATAATCAAACAAGGTGCTGCATTAGCAATTACACCTCAAACATTAAATTACTTTGGTGGAAATACTTTTGAAGCTGCTGGTTATACAGCTACAATCTCTGATGTTAGATTATTCTCAACATTTGAAGGTGTAGGTGTTAATACTCCATCAGTAACAGCATTAAATGTAACTAACCAAACAACCACATTAGGTACTTCAGTATCTAGAACAGTTGTAGGTACTACAATTAATTTAAGAGCAACAACAGTAAACACATTATTTGGATCAAATACTATTTTACAAGCTACATTAACAGTAGTAGGTAGAGATTCAGGCGCTCGTTTAACAATTCCAGTAACAGTAACTAAAATATCATAAAAAATAGACTATGTCATTTAACAGATTAGACCCAAGTGATTTTGTAGTTAGCACAGATGCTATTTCATCTACATTATTCACAAATAATTCACCCTCATTAACATCAGTTTTTACTTCTTCTGTACAAGTAGCAAGTTCAGCTGGTAATTATTATGTTAATGTTTACAATGCTGCAACTACTCAATCAGTACAATTTGCAATTGCTTATGGTAACGAAGTAGGTAGTGGTAGTTTAGTATATAACACTGCAGTAGATGGTAAATCTCCAACTGGAACAATTTGGGGCCAATGGCAAGACTTAGTATTAGGTGATGAAAACACTAGATTTGTATTTGGTAATGTAACCTCATCTGAGTTTTTTGCTTTACCTATGGAAAGAGCAAGATACAAAGATTCATTATTCTTAGGTTCATTAACATTAAGTATATCAGGTAGTTCAGGATCTATTCAATTAACAGATAATAGTAACTACGTAACAGCAGTTGCATTCTGTGAAGCTGGTAGAGTATTTCAATTAATTACAGGTTCAGCAGGTATTAGAGCAACAATTAATCAACCAAGAAATACAGTAGATGGTTATTCAGCTAACTCAGGTTCATATGGTTGGTTATTACCAGATATTGGAACTATTTTATTAAATCCAATGGCTTTAGCTGACTTTGCAGTTAGTGGTGGTATTGGTTTAGCTTATAGTGGTTCATTTGCTTGGGGTAATAGAGTAGTAGTATCATCAGGTTCACAAACACCAGCTCAAAGTGCTAATGTTTCAATGCTTATTGCTATTAGTAGATCAATGGCTGCTGCAAACTTAGGAACTAATGGTGATTTTTATTTAAATGCCCAAGAATCAATTACTTCAGATTTTATATTTGTAAGACCTAGAAGTTCAGAATTTAACTATTCAGAAAACCCATCATTCATTTCGGGTTCAACAGGTGAAGTATTATATCCTTCATTTATTAACAACCCACAAACTTACATTACAACTGTAGGATTATATAACGATAACAACGAATTGTTAGCAGTAGCTAAACTTTCAAGACCATTGCCAAAAGATTTTACAAAAGAAGCTCTTATTAGAGTTAAGTTAGATTTCTAAAATGAATGAGTGCATACAAACAATTTTTAGCAGCAGACATTACAGTAGTTCCCTTCGAGGTAAATAAGGCATTTTCTTATAAGGGGATTGAATTCAATGCATCTGATGTTAGTATTAATAGGTTTTTAGGTAAAAATTTATCGGGTTCATTATTTAACCCAAATACTGATCCTACAACAGGTCAAACTTCTATTGAATATCAACGTTTAGTATATAGTTCTGTACAAGAATTATATTATTCAAACTATTTGACTTCAAGTTATGGAGATCCGGTACCAACAGCAAGTTTAGTACCTGGTACTAATTCTGAAGGAGATAGACTTACAGGATATACCCAAGCAGATGGTAGATATTTTAACTATCTTCAAACTACATTAACATTTGGAAGAATATTCCCTACAGCTTCTAATGCAGAAATTGGGGTTTTATCTATTCCTTCACGTTTATATGGTAATTATATTGTACCAAATTCATTTAGATGGAGTTGCCCAAGTGGTTCAGTTTATGATGATGGTGAAGGTAACTTAATATTTGGAGCTTCAGGAACTATTATAGGAAATATATTTTATGCTCATGGCCTTGCTATATTAACTAATAGTGCTATTGGAGGAGGAAGTGGTGAATATGGTAGTGGATTATACGGAATATCACCTTATGGTGGTGGTGGTATTAATTATTCAACAATTGAAAATTTTGTTACATCTTCAAATGTAACATGTTCATTTTCATCTTCTCTTACTATTTATGAATCGCAATATAAATGTACTATTAGTGAGAATGAATTTAATTTTACTTTAAATCCTTCAGCAATTTCTAGTTCAATAGATGGAGCTGTTTATAATTTTATAACAGCATCATATTTTAATCCTTATGTAACAACAGTAGGATTATACGATGAAAATCAAAATTTATTAGCAATAGGAAAGTTATCACAACCATTACCAACTTCACCTACAACAGATACTACAATACTTATTAATATAGACAGATAAAATGGCAATCACATTATCAAAATCCAACATTGTTAACGGCAATACAATTCAAGCCGCTGATGTATCTCAAAGTATAGATGCATTTACAGGAACCATAGCTTATGATATTACACTTTCAGGTTCACTTCAATTAACAGGAAGTGTAAAATCAAGAAATGGATATACAGGTAGTTTACAAGGAACAGCTTCAATAGCAACTTCAGCATCTTATGCAACATCGTCAGGGAATGCTGCTACAGTAGATTCTAATCCTGGAAGAACTGATCCTACAGCTTATCCTGTTGTATGGACAAACAGAGCTCCCCAATCTCCAAACTATTCTTGTGAAGCTGTAACTATTCAATCAAGTACGGGTAAATTATCAGCAACATTATTTAGTGGATCAGGGTCAGGATTAACAGGAACAGCATCTGCTTTAAGTATTGGAGGTAATGCTGCAACTGCAACTTCAGCTTCTTATGCTACAACAGCATCATACGCTTTAAATGGTGGTGGAGGTGGAGCAGCATATCCTACATCAGCATATATTAACAATGCAACTTATGGTAGTACAGGAACAGCATATCTTATAAATTCTTCATCTGCTGGTATGTTATATATTGATACAAATAGTAATAATAACCCAGTTTATTTTAATTTTAGTGTCGGTGCTACTAATCAAGTAATAACATTTACTACTTATTGGGATCAAACAACATCAGTTATGGATCCAAATCTTATAGGTTGTACATCAGTAGGTAGAATTTATGGTTTAAATCAAAATCAAATTTCCGGTGCCACTAGAACATTAGCAGATTTAGTTGCAGGTACAGTTCCAACAATTGGATATTTATGGTCATTCCAATTCCAATACACTACTATCAACTCAGTATTAGGATGGTATTTAATAAATGTATCAGTAGCATAATATTTAAAATTAAAACATAATGTGGTTATACAACAAACAAGTTATTGAAAAAATTGAGGATTTTCCTCAAGACGCCTTCGGTTTTATATACATTACTACGCACAAACCGAGCGGAGTATCGTATATTGGGAAGAAATCGCTATATCACAACGTTAGACGCAAATTAACGAAAAAAGAATTAGCAGAGCAAACCGGCCGAGGCCGTAAACCAACAACTCAAGTAGTACAAAAAGAATCGGATTGGAAGACCTATTATGGTTCAGCTAAACCGATCCTTGAAATTCTAAAAGACGGTAAACACGATGAGTTTACACGCGAAATCCTACAAATAGTAAACAATAAAAAACTATTAACATATTACGAATGTAAATATTTGTTTATGTTAGGTGTATTAGAACATCCCTTAGAATACTTTAACGACAACGTTTTAGGTAAATTCTATTCTAAAGACTTTATTTAAGCTTGGTTATACCAATTGCTTTTTGTACATTACGGTTATGCTTAATCAATCTCTGGTTGCACTGACTAATTCGGTGCTAGGTTCTGGTAAATCAACGGCAAGAGGTAACTATGCTTACCATTGTCCGCTGTGTAACCACCCTAAACCTAAATTAGAGATTAATTTCACTGAAAACGATAAGGGTGAAAACCCATGGCACTGTTGGGTTTGCGATAAAAAGGGTAAAAAACTATACCAATTATTTAAAGCAGTAGAAGCATCACCTGAAAAAATGGCTGAGCTTAAAGTTATTGTTAAGTATGTAGGTAATGAAAAAAATGTTGTAGTTGAAACTAAACTTGAACTACCTAAAGAATTTAAACTATTATCTAATATTCACAAATCAGATATTACTGGAAGACAAGCTATGGCTTATATTAAATCCAGAGGTATTACTGAAGAGGATATTATGAAATATGGTATTGGTTATTGTGAAAAAGGACGTTATGTTAATATGATTATTATACCTTCATATGATGCTAAAGGTAATTTAAATTATTTTACAGGCCGCTCATTCGAAAAACAACCATCAGTAAAATACAGGAACCCTCAAACATCAAGAGATATTATTCCATTTGAAATGTTTATCAATTGGGATTTACCTCTAATATTGTGTGAGGGTCCATTTGATGCTATTGCTATTAAACGAAATGTTGTGCCTCTTTTAGGTAAAAATATACAATCAAATTTAATGAAGAAGATCGTGATGTCTTCAGTTGAAAAAATATACATTGCTCTTGACCGTGATGCCCAAAAACAGGCGTTGAATTTCTGCGAACAGCTAATGAAGGAAGGTAAAGAAGTATATCTTGTAGACATGAAGGATAAGGATCCAAGCGAAATGGGGTTCGCCAACTTCACTAATCTAATCCAAGAAACATACCCCTTAACATTCTCGGGCTTGCTTGAGAAAAAACTATTTTTATGAGTACAATAAAACACTCTTACAATCGAATCCTAGAGATTTCGGATGACCACAAACAAATCACATTACCCGATTCTCGTTTCTACAGACGTAATAGTAACTATTATCCGTCTGTTACTTATGTTTTGCAATACTATCCAAAAGGTAAATTCTTTGAAGATTGGTTAAAAAAAGTAGGTTATTCGGCTGAATATATTGTTAAAAAAGCAGGTGAAGAAGGTACACAAGTACACGAAATGATTGAGCAATATTTGGAAGGTAAAGAAATGAACTTCCTTAACCAATTTGGTAGCCCTCAATACAGTCCTGATGTATGGCAAATGTTTTTACGTTTTGTTGATTTTTGGGAAACTTATAATCCTAAATTAATCGAAGCTGAAGTACATTTATTTTCAGACGAATTAAAAGTAGCAGGTACATGTGATATGTTATGTGAAATTGAGGGTAAACTATGGTTAATTGACTTTAAAACATCTAATCACGTTCAACCAACATACCAACTACAAACCGCAGTTTATGGTCAATGCTATAAAGAATGTTTTGATAAAGAGGTTGACAATTATGGCATTTTATGGTTAAAATCAACTAAACGTAAAGCTAATAAGGAAAAAATGCAAGGTAAAGGTTGGGAGATGGTATTGCCTACTCGCACACACGAAGAAAATCTTGATATTTTCCGTACTGTTCGCCGTTTATTCGATTTAGAAAACCCACACGAGGCACCTGTATTTACTTCATTTAAAACTCAAGTTAAAAGAGAGTTGTAATATTTATGACAAACCCTATCTATGATCGGACTGATATCTTTATTGAAAGAAATGCAAGGAAAACCGAAAGCTATTTTTATGGCTGGTCCTGCTGGATCGGGTAAATCATATGTTTCCCAAAAGCTAGTACCTTCTAATTTTAATACTATCAATGTTGACGACACCTATGAGGAGTTGTTAAAAGCATCTGGTATTGGAATGAAATTAGCTAACATGTCACCTGATGAATTAAAAAAATCGGGTGAATTAATGGGACAAGCTAGGAAAGCAACAGATGCTAAATATCAGGAAGCATCAAAAAATGCTAAAAATTTACTAATTGATAGTGTAGGTGGCTCATCTAAAATGCTACTTAAGAAAAAAGCTGAATTAGAAAATTTAGGTTACGACACGTTTATGATAATGACTTATGTGTCGCCTATAACGTCACTAGAACGTAATAAACAGCGGGACAGATCATTGTTGCCAGGTATTGTGATTCGTTCTTGGCGTGACGTAAATAAAAATATAGACGTGTATAAACAGGCGTTTGATAATAATTTTG